TGTTCCAAGTATCGCGCCCACGCTACTGCTGCCTATGGTGGGCAAATCATTCTTCATGTTTTCTCCTGTTTTTCCAGTACGATTGGATAGTATCATGATGTGATGCTGTTACCATCACTTTTATCGGACACATTCTGACCGGGCACTTTATGGACATTAGAAACTACCGAGAATCTCGACCCGTCTTCAGTAGTCGATTTGCTTTTTGCAAGTGGATCAACGAAGCCTTGTCCCAGAGGGACCTAAACATTTCCGTGCCTTATTTAAGGGACTTAGAGTCAGGCAGGTCGATCCCTTCCTTGAGGTTGGCGGTCGCCGTTGAAGACATCACGAATCGCCAGGTGACGGTTCGTGATTGGGTTGGGCTTTCTCTCAGGTGATCAAGCCTCTGCTGGCTTTATATTCTTCATCGCATGCATCATGCCCACGAACGTCTGCGCTATCTGAAACTCAATGTTTAGAATGCGGTGTAGCTCGGTGGGAGTTCGTGCTTTGCAAATGACCTCGTCATCCTCGTCGTAGATGATCCAGCCGTCTTGCGCTTCGGTTAATGACCAGCCAACAGGCAGCCTTTGTACTACATCAATCATTTTAATGGCATCCGAGTTGCGTGTAGAGTTTATTTCTTTTTTGAGCCAATCCGCGCATTGATCCAATATCGTCGACGCAATCAATAACGATTGGGTCTTGCTTTTCAGGGTGCGGGCGCATGACTCGTCCGATTCTTTGCTGTATTCGGCCCAGAGCCTTTGTCGGAGTTGTAAGCACAACCGTGTCGAGAGACGGTAGGTCAAGCCCTTCATCAGCAACCGTGGTCGCGCAAACGACCTGAACCTGTCTTTGATCCGCACGTTCTAATACCTCCGCTCTTTGCTTTTTAGTCATTTTTCCTACAAGTGGCTCAGCCACAATATTGTAGCTGCTGATCTGCTCAGCAAGCTCAATGCAATGGTTAACCCTGTCTGAGAGAACCAGAACCTGCCTGTTGTTTCTACACGCTTGAACCACGCGCTCTACGATTTTATTATTGCGGTCCTCGTCAGTAGTCATCAATGTAACCAGCTTCGACCAATCGACCCTGTGGAGGGGGCCCATGAAGTCGGTGAAGAACCACTCAATCCGGGGCGGAACAACGTGCCCAGAGCCTGCCAGTTGTGCATTAGTGATTTCGTACACGGCCTTGCCAAAGTGCCACCACAAGATTGATGTAAGGCCGTCAGGTCGATCTGGCGTTGCCGTTAGGCCCAGCCGGTGTCGCGCAGGCATGCAGAACATGACCGAACAAAACGTATGCGCCGGAACGTGGTGTGCTTCATCAACGATACAAAGCCCGAACTGCTTCCCGAAATTGTACCGCTCTGTAAATGACATTCGTTCGAGAGTCTGGAAAGTTGCGACGACAACCCGCCCCGAGTCATCCTTCTTACCTGCGCCATACTGGGACGCCTCCGTGGACAGCATAGACCGACACCTGTTCATCCACTGTACCGCGAGATCGTTGGTGTGAACAAGAACCAAGCACTTGGTGTCGTAGACCGTGGCCGCAGTAAGCCCAATGGCGGTCTTGCCTGAGCCACACGGCGCGATGATCACGCCCTCGCCATCATTCTTTACCCACTCGTCGAGCCCGTCTTGCTGGTAATCTCTCAGGCTGAATCCATCGGTGAGGTTGATTTTTTCGGCATGCGGAATGGTTCTGACATCAGTGAANGCGCCAAGATCCATCTGCGTGGCCGCCTTCCTTGGGACNGCAAGGCCGCCTCCCCACGGGTGCTCGAACGGGATTCTGTGACATGCGTTGATGTACTTGTCAGGCAGNGCGATGTACTTGCCCCGCTCTCGGAGTCCGATCGCCATCTTGTATTCAGGGTTTAGTATTCTGAATCTATTTAAAACATCGTCTTCATTATTATATCCAGGCTTGAGAAACATGCCCCCACCTAGTGCTGATTTTATCATCATGCTTCCTTACTTTTCATTGTTAGTAGTTCATTTTTTGCCCATACATACTTTCTTTTTCCACCAAGGCTCATCCTTTTCTTTTCATACCCAAGCTCTCTAAGTATCTCAGACACTCTCATTTCGTCTCGCCTATTCATCCTTGCCCGCTCTATTTTTAGCCCGTCTTCCATAATCATATTCATAGTTATATAACCATGCTGAAGCATTAAGAAGTTGGTTATAGGCTCCATCCACGGGTCGTCTTGGCGATAGATCCTGCTTGAATCGTGGCGCACCTCCTCAAACTTCTTGTCGAGATACCACACTTCACCACTCCTGAATGCGACAATGGCCTCAGCCCACAACTGGTCTCGGTTTTCTTTTACCCAGTTGAGGTTCACTTCGTTGGCTCTGATTGGCCAGTATCGTCTCGACCCCGTCATGTCGTTGATGAACTGTGACTCATTGGTCGTCCCGGCAAAGACAACATGGCGCTTTAGGGTGATCGCGTGGCGGCCATAAGCGGGCCTGAAGTTGTCCTCTTGTGCACTAAGGAAAGCTTTGGTTGCGCTGTTGGCTGAGCGCCGAACAGAGTCCAACTCCGCCACCTCATAGATCCATGCCCGTGCAATCTGGCTGTACGAGTTTGCAGACCCGATATCGAGAGGCGTATCAGCGAAATACTCATCTGTTGCAAGTGTGCGGAACAACGTGCTCTTGCCTGCGCCCTGGGCGCCTGCCAGGATCAAAACGCAGTCTGCCTTACAGCCGGGGCTGTAGGCGCGAGCTATGGCCTGTATGAGCCACTTCTCCCCCATCTTGCGGTTGAGTTCCGTGTCGTCGCAGTCGGTGGCCTCTACAATCCAAGAGCCGATCCTATTGACACCGTCCCATTGAAATGAGTCCAGCCATTCAAGCAGGGGGTTTCTCTTGTTTTCTTCACCAATAAGCTGTACCGTTGAGCTTACTGCCGCCTCCCCAAACTCAAGGCCATACGACCGAGAGATCCACAGGGCAATGCGCGTGTCGTCCGTGTCCCGGTAATCGCGCTCGTCAATCTTCAGCGTATTTGTAAAACTATTGAGCCAGACCCGGCCACGCCATCTACGGTCGCGGCGCAAGATGACATACAGATTGTTCTTGTTCTTGCGGAACCGGCCAGACGGCTGGCCATTACGATCCATGTACTGGTCGAGCAGGTTGGTGATTCGGTTATCGGACTCGTTCTCTGTAAGTTCATCTTCTCGANTGGGCTGTTCTTGCTGATTGATGCAGTTCTGAGCTTCAGCGATACTCAACAAGTCTGCAAGTCGAGTCTGTCCAGCGGCAAGGACCTCATCCAAATCAGCCATTTTGTTGCTCCAGGGGTACGCGGTAAAGCGTGTGTTGGGGAAGTTGATCACAGATTATTGATGCGTATTCATCACCGGAATCATCTGTGTCTGTTGCTATAAAGATTTTAATCGAAGTCGGAATATTGATCTTAGAGAGGGCCTTGTAGCTTCCTGAGGTTCCCGCCACGATAGCGAGGTTCAGGGACTCTCGAAAAGACTGCTCACATGCACGCATGAAATCAGTGATGCCTTCGCATATCAACAATCCGCCAAGGCCATCATCAGGCTTTTGCCTCATGAGCCTTTGGGCGCTCTCGTTGGCCATCAGCAATCCACCGGCCTCGTAGCCAGAGGGCCACCGAGTCTTGGAGCCAGACGGCTGGCGCCCCTTGGTGTAGCTCACGCTTCGGCAGTGGATGCTTGCAAATGTTCCATCAGGCTCAAAGCACTGCGCTGCAATCCTGTAGATGCCTCCCCACTGGTGAGGAAACCACTCTGGGTATCTGTACTCTGCCGGGATCGGAAGAACCCGAACGCAACCCGTGCTGTCTAGGACTCTTGGCGCAAAGCGCCTCCCAATGATCCACTTACTAAGCCGGTTGCTCCAGGTGGCAGGCTGCTCCAGCGCGGCCTCAATCGTGGTGGTCTGAGACCAAAGCTCTGCGAGTTCTTCTTCTGGTGGGCGAACATATCCTTTTGTCGCTGGCGGATTTACTTGTGGCCTGTTGGCTGGGTTTGGCTGCACATGGGACGGAACCCCCGATGGCGTGCAGAATCCCTGCTCAGCAAACCAGTCGCGCACAACTGACTGCTCCTCTCTCTTGAGATTGCGAAGCGGTTGCTGGAAATAATGGTGAGCAACGAAGTCAACCACATCACCTTTGGCTCCACACTGGTGGCATTGCCACGCTACTTCTGATCGGCTGAACCCAACGGGTCCACGCTTCTTGTCGCGAGAGCCTCGCTCTAAAAGGCCACAGCCTGGGCAGGGTGAAAGGGATTGACCGTTGCCTCGTTTGTATTGAAGCTGAGCAGCTATTGCTGTTACCGGTGCTGTTTTTGCGTGCTGAATCCACATGGTTGACTCCTGACGGGCCCTGAAAGAGCNCCACCGGTTACCCGGTGGGCTCAGTCAGGAGCCCACTTGATTAGGGGGATCAATCCCTAAAGGGCTTCGTTCTGTAGTCGATCTTACGACCAGCTACAAACTGTTTTTTGGTGGGACGATCACACCAGCGATTAAATCATCACCCTTGTCTATGATGCTGTAGTGCATTTTAAGATCAGGGGTGATGGTGAGGACGACCTTCATTCCAGTCATTCGATACACCCTGCTGATCCATGACACCACAGTATCAAGGGTCGGGGCTCTCGCTTCGCGATTTAGAATGCTGCGTAGCCGTGAGCGGCTGGTTCCGTAGACGTATGCCATCTTGGAGTGGTTGCCTTTCTGGAGGCCACCCAAGGTCTGCGTCATCTGGAACACAAGCTGAAACGTGTCGATGCGTTCGTAGTCTTCGATTTGATCGGCTTCGTTCAATGTGTCGGCTCGATCTCGTGTCCTTTTTCCGATTTAGCCAAGGCTTCCTCCGCCGACCTCATTTTTTCCTCTGCTGTGTTCGTCTGCGATTCAGCTTCTCGAACCCTTCCCTTCATCAGCTTTTCTGCGAGAACTAGCGCTTCGGGAACATCGTCGCGAATCTTGCGCTGAAGTCGCCCGTCGTGCTCTGCTTCAGGATTAAGGGTTTGGCAAAGACCCTTGGTCACAAGGTCAAACTCTCTTGAGGTAAGGTCTATTTGGAAGGTGAAGGTTGTGTGCATGTGCATATGTTCTCCTGTGTAAAAAGTTGAGACATCAGCGAAAAATCTCATGGTCTACTTACTATCCGACCACTCGATCTTGAAGTGGGACGTAGTTCGTAAAGAAAGTTGAAAAAAGGCATCTATTCGACCACCCACATGCCTTCCTGCTGGGCGAAAAACTGATCCCACTCACGCAGTTGAGAGTCGAGGAAACCACCTCTCACTGCGTCAGCGTGCTCGTCGGTCTAAGGTGTAGACATAAAACCCTCTGGGTCAGTTGAGGGGAACACCCCCTCACAGTAGTTACTGGTGCAGTACACGCTGGGCGTGACAAACTTTCTGCATAAAAGATGAAAAAAGTGGGGCCACCGCCCCGCTGTAACGGTGGCCCCTGTGACTTACTTCGCCACTTCTTCCCCTTCCCCAAGGAATGAAGCGCCTGGGTCAGTCACCAAGATTGGTTCACGAACCGCCTCGACCACAGCAACCTCGAAGGTGACGTTGCCGTCCCTCGCCTTCTTGGGCAGCTTCTCGAAGACCTCGCGGTCCAGC